GAACTTGATTGTGAATCTGTTGGATAATTTTTTAAATTTAATGTAACTCTTGCGTTTCCAGTTTGAGATAAAAAGTCAGGTAGTACTCTTCTAATTTTCATCATGTATTCACCATCACCTTGTAGACCTTGTCGATCTAAATCAAAATCTCCTGATTGAATATTAGCTGCAATAGAACTTCTTGCTCCTGCTTTAATTTGATCTTGTCCTGTTTCGTGTTCAAAGTATGTTGTAACACCATCTGTATTACCAACTGTTGAATCGCTTGTAGCACTTGAATCATATTCAGTTCCATGTGGTTTACCAAATATAGAAGAATCAAACCAAGATGATCTAGCAAGTGAACTTGTAGTCCATACTGGTCGCTCTGGTGTTGAATCCATATAGTTATAAGTAACTGATCTATTATTAGATGCAGCTCCACTACCAGGATAAAACCAAGTTACTTCACCAAACAAATTATTTAATCCTGCATAAATGTGATTTTTAGGAACTGTATTAATATCATCATAAACATAATCTTCTACTAAACATGCTAAAGATTCTAGCTTACCAGTGTATCTAAAGAAACCATTCTCTGACATCCAATACGCAGAACCATCAACTTCTACTGCTGCATTCTTACCAATCAATCCACAGTTAGTTCCAACTTGTTGAAAAGAGAAAGTAAAAGGAGCACCAACAAATCTCATAATAAATAAAGATGTATCAGTCCAAACATAAATTGCGTCACGACCTCTTATAGCTGAAACGATCCGTGTTCCGTCAGCCAGTCTTTGTGTACCAGCAGTATTGGTTGCACTAGGTGCATATGATGTTGTGGCATCAATTGATTCTTGGTCCGAGAACCTAATAAACATATCATCTTGTGTTGATGTAGTTCCAATAGTTGTTTCTGTTCCAAAAAATACTAAATGACGATCCGGTGTAGATACTAAAGTTTGTATTGCTGCTGTTGGTGCATTAGCAATAATTGTTGCTCTAGTTGATGTTGCACCATTTGCATCTGAGTCCCATGAAAAAGTTGAACCATCAACGATGGTTGCTATAAGTTTATTACCAAAATTATCTAATGACCAAACTCCTGGAGCTGTTATAATATCACCTGTTTGTGATGCACCCCATTTAGTATATTCAGAAGCATCGGTTACTGTTGCTCCATCAGAATGTGATGCAGCTGTTGTATTATCTGCTCCTCTTGATAAACCTGATAAAGTTCCTGTACCAGTCGTATTAGATGTATAAGTAATTCTTTCACTATTTATTAAAACTGTTCCTGTCGCAGGAAATCCTGTTGAGTCATCTAAAACAATACTTGATGAACCTGAAGTTAAAGCTCCATCTAAAGTATTAAAAACTTCTCCAGCCACAGTACCATCCCACAGTCCTAAACCCCAACCAGCTGCTGCTGCCTCAACCGCAGGACCAATTGAAAAATAATGTTTAACTCTTATTCCACCAGATGTTGAAGCACCTGATCCTGATTCATTAGATGGCATTTCAATTGTAATAGTTGTTGAACTTGGAACAGTTGCAACCATAAAATTTTTATCATTAAAATCACTAGCAGAAAAATTAGAGTTAGTAATAGCTGAAAAACTATCTAATAAAATAATATCCCCTTTAGTAATATTGTGATCAGATGAAAAAGTTATAGTAACTGTTGCATCACCATTAGTTGTTGAAAAAGCACTAGTTAAAGTTGTTGTACTTTTAAGAGGTGTTATGTCATAGAAAGCTCCTCCAGAATACACATATAACATTCTATTTGTACCTATAGCTGCATATTTAATACCAGATGCATTAACAAAATGATGTAAAGCTGTGCTTCTACCTGTTAAAGTTATATCACCTAATTGTGCCCAACCACCTATTTTTTCAGGTGAACCATATCTAAATCTAACAAAATCACCACTAACCCACTGGCCTTCACCACCGGTTGCTGTAACTTGTTTATTAAATCCTGGTTGAAATTTTAATTTTTGTAACATAATATTTTACTAAAAGTACTTCAATTCTATTTTTATTACAATTATCATAGTTCTGCCTTAATTCAAATCAAATTTTACTTTTCTGGGTCATAAAATTCATATTTTAACGTCAGTTCTTCGCCAGGACTAATATCCTCAACAGCAGTTATAACCCATTTATCAATTCCAGGTTTAATTCTTATTTGCGACCGATGACAATTAGGTTTTATATTATGATTCATAAATCCACCTAACGGGGTTCTAATTATTATGTTTTCATTCTCTTCTTCATTAACAGAGTTAACACCCGACACATCGATCCGGTAATGAGATTCGCCTAACTTACAGCCACGCAGTAATTCTTTTGAAGTATATACTCCTTGTCCTTCTATCTTAGATAGGCCAATATATAATCCATTAGGTAAAGGTCTATAGTACATAATATTTAAAATTTGAGTTAAAAGAAATTACAGTTTTTCTAAGATCACCATTAGACATAGAACCATGCAATAGGTGCGCTGGAAAAGTAATAAGCTGGCCTTCTTTTACTTTGTAATTATACTCTTTTTTTCCAACTTTTATAGAAGTTTTAAACTTAGGGTCCGGTAGTTCTAAGAAATAAACATTGGTATAGTTTGCAAGACCATGGGTATGATACTCATGAGTTGAGTTCTTTTCATATTGTTGAAACCATGCATTACCAATAGTCCAATTTCCAGCATTAAAATATTTTGCTTGTTGGTGCATAATATCAGTTGCAATATTATCATAAAAATACTTTAGATATTCTCTTTTAAAATCTTTAGGTAATTCCCAATCTGTTTTAGATACTCTATGTAAAGATTTATTAGGCATCTTACTAATTAAATTCAGTAGTATAGGTTTATGTTTTTCATGATCTGGAACATCTATTGTAATAAATTCTGTTTGTATTTTCTTTATGTTCATAAGTTCTTCACCTATATAAAATTAATATTTATATTTATCCTGGAATCTTTATCGGTTTGAGTAACAGATCTATGTTTTAATTTACCATCAAATACACACAGTTGATTTGCTACTGATTTTACAATAGGTCCATTTTCAAATTCCGTATAGCCATTATTTGTATTTAAAGAATATAAAGCAACTTTATGATCTTCCTCACTATCTGTATGATAAACATGTTTTATTTGATGTTTTTGATTGGTATAAAAATTTAATTTTGCTCTTATTAAATTTTTAACATTTAAAGGTTTAATTAAAGGTAATACAATTTTTTCAAAAAAACTACTATTTACACCATTGTTATAAAAAATATGATTAAACATAAAGCTATCTTTTTTATTGCGGTAACTTACATTATTTGTGTAATATAAAGGAAAATAATCTGAATTAATTTCTTTGTTTAATATATAATAAATTTCATTATCTAAATAATTTTTTACAATCTTTAAATCCATGATTTTAAAAATAATTAAAATTTACAGTCACTCGCCTCTTTGCATCCGTACATAGACTACTTGAATGCTCAATGCTTGGATCAAATAACACAATTCTATTAGCTTTCGGTATTACTTTTTTATCTTTAAAATAAGTTGCACCATTATTATCATTTACATACAATAAGCAACCTTTATGTTTAAATTTATAATCAATATGAGGTTTATTTATTTCTTCTTTATTATTTTTAGGGTAGATATTTGCTTTAATTCTAATTATACTATTGCACTTTAATTTTTGTAAAGTATTGATCCACAAGTCAAACCAATTACTTATCCTGGCCGGTTGCCTGTAAAACGTATGAGTAAAATAAAACTTATGACTTAAATCATTCTTGTTAGTAATATAATCATTGTAAAACCACGGAAAATTATCACTCATTAAAACATCACGAATCTTATTAAATTCGTCTTCTTCTAAAAAGTTATCTATTATTTCTATCATTCTAACTACATCCTATACTGTCCCAACTAAAGTGTCAAGTAATATAAAAGTGTTAAAAGTTATCTTTCTATTAAAACCCAATTAGTTGAATCTTCATTCCAATCATATTGTTTTTCTTGACTTGCATCAGATGGATAATCAACTGGTGCTATCCAACGACAAGTATCATTATTTAAAGTCCAAGAATCATATGGTTTTTGTGGTATAAAAGCATCTTTGTCTGCATCATATGTATAACCTTTTCCAGCATAATTTTTTCTTGTTCCATCTGTATAAGTTTGTTTCCAATTAGAATGACTATAAAGATTAGTTAAAAAATTTATTCCAGCCTGTTCATTAGTTGCAACATCATCGTGAACTTCTAAAACTGCCACAACAATATTATCATCATTTAATTTTGTAAAACTTGCCATTATGCTGTGTAGCTCCCACTACCTGTAAATTTTAAAACCGTATCTGAACCATCTGTCGTAACTGTTGGAGAACCTGATGTAGTCCCTGTATAGATTGCAGTTGCCATTCTTAAAACTACAATGCCTGAACCTCCAGTTCCGCCATCACCACCACCTGAAGGGTGTTGAGAAAATGACCTTCCGCCTCCGCCACCACCAGTGTTTGCAGTTGCATCAGCAAATCCATCATCACGATTTGAGTAAGCAGCACCTTTTCCACCACCACCTTGAGTTCTTCCATGATTAGCAGAATCATCATCATTTCCATTAATAGATTGCGCACCTTCAGCAGATCCTCCGCCGCCTCCAGCGTAGTAAACATTTGTTCCATCTTCTACAATATCATTTGCAAGACCAACTCCGCCATTTCCACCTCTTGCGTTTGTACCTGTTTGACCAACAGCGCCAGCTCCTCCTCCGCCACCAGCTCCATAAACTCCTCCATTTCCAGGAGTATTATCGTGGATACCACCAGCATTTCCAGTACCTCCGCCTGTTGCAGCTCCAGCACTGGTATTTCCGTTAGTTGAACCACCGCCTCCGCCTCCGGATCCACCATCTTGTCCAGAGTAAGCAGATGTGCCGATATTACCGTCTCCAGTATTACCACCATGTCTTGATCCACCACCTCCTCCATCGGAAGTAAGTGTTGTAATTCCAGTTCCAGATAAAACGCTGTCGCTTCCATTAGCTCCAAAATGAGGTCCATTATCTGCCCCAGCTCCACCAGCACCAACTGTAACAGTATATTGTGTTCCAGAAGTTAAAGTTAAACCTGTTCCAGCTCTATATCCGCCAGCTCCTCCGCCTCCGCCAGCAGCTTTTCCGCCAGCACCGCCACCAGCAACAATTAAATATTCTACTTCAAGGGGTAATGAAGCTGCTACACCTGATCCAAATCCTAAATTTCTATATCCAAACATAATTTAATCCCTTTACGCATCATTAGCAGCATCAGTTGTAAAAAATATTTTAATACCATGTAATCTCATATCGCCTGCCATATCATCATTGCCATCAGATACATCTCTACCCACTCTAAAATAACAAAGATCATTATCTGCTGGAGTTCCAGCAATTGTAACTGCACCACTTTCAGCAGTAACTAATAATTCTTCAACAGCACTTTGTGCATCATCTGTAACAACTACAGCTGTTCCATAAGCAACATCAATAGTTTCATTATCATTCATTGCAACACCTTGTAATGATATGGCAACACCTGTCGTAGCCGCTAAACCAGACCAAAAACATTGAAAAGTAATTGTACCTAAATTCCATGATTTAGGGAACGCTATAGCAAATTGAGCAAACTCATCACTATCTTTATCAAAATCTAAAACTTCCATATCAGGTCTACCAGATGTTGTTTCAACTGTTGCTCTTGCAGCACCATTTGAAGTAGTTGGTGTCATAGCATTTGAAGGAACCCAAATAGTTTCTTTACCAGCTTCTTTTAATGTTCCAACTCCATCTAATTTATTTAATTCTGCAGCTGTTGATGTAACGTTAGTTCCACCAATATCTAAAGTTGTCATTTGAACTTCGCCTGCAACAGTTAATATAGCTGAACCTAAAGTTAATAAATCAGTATCACCTCCGCCACCTATTGTACCACCACTTTTAATTACAAGGTCATCCTTAACTGTAAGAAGTCCAGCAGAAG